CCCGGAATGACGGATCATATTCATGCTGGATTTATTGCCTTGCAATCACTTCCGGATTATTATAAACACCTCTTATATATAGCCTGCTCAGCGAGCTTCGGCATTAAGGGCGCGAAAGGAGCTGTAGGTTTATTTAAGAAGAAATAACTTATGGACTCAATAGTATTAGCGGAAAAAATATTTCGTATAATTAGGACTAGACAAACTCAACTAACTGAGATAATAGTAAGCAATCAAGTAAAAGATTGGAACGATTATCAAAATCATTTAGGTCAACTTGGTACATTAAATTACATAGAACAGGAACTCTCGGACCTGCTAAAGAAACAGGAGCAAAATGACTGATTTAATATTACCAACGCATGTAGCTAAAGCTCGTGCGGTACAAAAGAAAAAAGAAAAAAGAGACAACACAATTCCAGAAAAAGGAAAACTACCAGAGCCAACAGGTTGGCGTATTTTAGTTTTGCCACATAGAGGCAAAGGTAAAACAAAAGGCGGTGTAATACTTTCTGATAAAACTGTTGAAGAATCTCAAATTGCAACAAACGTTGGATTAGTAATGAAAGTTGGTCCGGACGCATATAATGATAAAGATCGTTTTCCTAACGGCGCTTGGTGCAAAGAAAAAGATTGGGTAATTTTTGCCCGATACGCCGGTTCACGCCTTAATATAGAAGGTGGAGAACTACGCTTACTAAATGATGATGAAATTCTAGGTGTCATTGATGATCCCGAAAGTATCTTGTCACCCGTAACACATTAACATGAAAAGGAAATCATGCCCGAAGTGCAAGAAACATTAATAGAAGCAACTACACCAATGGTCGATATAGATACAACAGGAAACTCTGTTGATATTGAATTAGATGATTCTAAAGCTAATACAAAAGAAGTTGAAACAAAAGAACAACCTATTGTAGAAGTTAAAGAAGTTAAAGATGAAAAAGATGAACGCGAGGAGTATAGTGAAGGTGTCAAAAAACGTATTGATAGATTAACTTATAAAATTCGTGAATCAGAACGCAGAGAAAAAGAAGCCCTTAGCTTTGCAGAGCAAGTTAAAAGTGAACGAGATCAGTTACAAACTAAATTTAATACATTAGATGATGGTTATGTTAACGAGTTTGCCGGTCGTGTTAAATCAGAGCTAGAAACAGCTAAATCAGCTTTAAAGTTAGCGGTTTCAGCAGGTGATGTCGATGCACAAGTTAATGCAAATCAAGCACTAGCTAGACTAGCTATTGAGCAAGAACGTATAAATGCTACGGAGCAGCAAAGAAAATTATATGAAAATTCTCAACAAAACGCTGGACAGGTAGTACAACAACCTGTACAAAGTAATGTACAACAACAACAACCGGCGCCACCGGACCCAAAAGCGGAAGCATGGGCTGAAAAAAATGAGTGGTTCGGTAAAGATGAAGTTATGACATATGCTTCGTTTGGTATTCACAAGAAACTTGTGGAGGAAGAAGGGTACAATCCTTCTACCACTGAATACTACGAAGAAATTGACAAAAGACTTCGGAATGAATTTCCCCATAAGTTCGCTGAAGGGGGACAAGTCCAAGGAGGTAACAGACCCGTTCAAACTGTTGCATCCGCACAGAGGACCACAAGATCTGGACGCAAAACAGTGAGACTCACGCCATCTCAAGTAGCAATAGCTAAAAAATTAGGTGTGCC